CGCCCGCGGCAACCCACATTAACCCATTCCATGCCGCCGCATAACCAATATCGAATAAGCCATTTGTAACATTACCTAAACCAGTATATTTAATTCCATCCAATGAATATGCGATTGAATCACAAGTACTGCCGTCACCTAAAGAAATAACAGGTTGTTGAATATAAGTCGAACCTATATTTTTATTCCAAGCAACTCCGCGTATATCATCAATTGTTGGAATCGTTGTAGCTAGTATCCATTCAAACCCATCATATGAATAATATATAGTTGAAATATTTCCAACCGCGATCCATTTATTTCCATCCCATGTAATTCCGTTAACTTGATGTGTAGGAGGGGTTATAACATTAGTGCTATCCCAGTCTATTCCATTATATGAATACGCAATATAAGGCGAACTATCTCCGCCAATTAGCCACATAGAACCATTCCATGCCGCAGAACGAATTGTAGACAATGTAGTTGTCGTAAGCGAATCAATCCAATTTATTCCATCATATGAATATGATGGAGTTGAAGTTGAACTATTTCCAGCAGCAACCCATATTGTTCCATTCCAGACTACGGTATAACAATCAAAACTGGTTGGAACAGTAGAAGTAGCCCAAGTATCTCCATCAAACGAATAAATTAATGTATTTGAGCTATCTACGCCCGCAACCCATATTGTTCCATTCCAATCAATTGCATAACCTGAGCTACCAAGTGTCGAAAATGCTTTTTTCCAACAAATTCCATCATAAGAATATGCTATATGAGCGCCTACATTTGAATTGCCAACAGCAACCCACATATTACCATTCCATTTTACACCAGCGCCATTACCCCCATTAAAAATATCAGTTGAATTTATCCAATCAGAACCATTATATGAATATGCTATAGATGTTACAGGATCATTAGAACCAACAGCTACCCATATTTCGCCGTTCCAATCGAGACCATATCCATGCTTAAATGGATTATTATTAGCAGCAGACCAAATATTACCATCATCTGAATATAATATATTATTAGTTCCAACTGCTACAACCCGATTTTTAGGAAAAGTTAGAGTATCTTGTCTTTTTCTGTTATAAGCCATACAAGCTCCTGAGCGTTGTCCATTATTTGTTTTTGATATCCAATTTATTCCATTATTTGAATATACTAATACATTTGAATTTCGAACATCAATCGTGATCCACAGGGTTCCATTCCAACAAAGAGACTTATATATTCCTGGCGTTCCAATAATAATACTACAAGTAGTCCATGTAAATCCATCATATGAATATACAATTGGATTTGCGTCGCCTGTCGCAACCCACATAATTCCATTCCATTTTATATTTAACCCGGTAGTTAAAAATGGATTTGCCACAGCAGTCCATGTTATTCCATCATATGAATAGTATATTGTATCTACTGATAAACTTGCAGTTCCAACTGCGATCCACATATTACCATTCCATGCTACACCGTATCCTACTGTAAATGGGGATGATGTTGCTGGAAGCCAGGACCCCGGCAATCCACTATATGAATATACAATTGAAGTTGTACCAAGTAGACCAGGGTCACCAACGGCAACCCACATATTACCATTCCATGCGATAGCATTAACTATCTCAATATTTGAAGAAGGATTTTTGTCCCAATTCATTCCATCATATGAATACCACATATTCGACCCTCCGGCTTTTCCTCCAGCTATCCACATAATATTATTCCATGCTACACAGTAACCGGTAGTAAAAGCACCCGGGTTATTTGAAGGGTTCCAAATAATTCCATCATATGAATAACAAATTGTATTTAAGCCTTCGCCAACTGCTACCCACATTATTCCATTCCATTCTACTCCATAAGCAGTCGTAAATAATGTATCATTTGCGCTAAACCAATTTAATCCATCGGAAGAATATGCGATAGATGGTGTGCGACCAACAGAAACCCATCGATTAGGAATAGTAGGACCAAATGTATATATTTCTTGATTATCTGTAAAATTATCTAATTCGGCCTTTACGCCACTAGTTTTAACAGAAGTCTGATTTGTATAATAAATACTATCAAGTTTAGCAGTTTTACTAAAAACTTCTTGGTTAATCGTATTAATTACAAAGGAAGGCCCTTGTAGTCCAGTAACACCCTGTAATCCTGTTGCACCTTGTGGACCTGTTGCGCCTTGTGCTCCTGTTGCGCCTTGTAGTCCAGTAACGCCTTGTAGTCCAGTAACACCTTGTAGTCCAGTGGCGCCTTGTAGTCCAGTGGCGCCTTGTGACCCTGTGGCACCTTGTGGACCAGTGACGCCTTGTGCTCCTGTTGCGCCTTGTGGACCAGTGACGCCTTGTGGTCCTGTGGCACCTTGAGGTCCTGATCCGGTCGATCCTGGTCCCGGAGGTCCTTGTGCACCTGTAAAGCCTCGTGCACCTGTAACACCTGGTGCGCCCATAGCTCCCATGGGTCCGATTGCTCCTCCAGCGCCTTGAGCGCCTTGAGCGCCTTTAGATCCAGTTCCGGTTGTATTACAACAACGATTTGATCCTAAATAATTACTATAACTTTTATAAGACATATTATATATTATATTTTTAAAATATATAATATACTATTTAGTTTCTTTATTTATTTTATTTATTTTAAATACTTAATAATAACTTACAGTTGCAGAAACTGCTCCTCTTGGCATAAATCCAAGATCCCCAGTAGCACCTAATGTTGCATATAAAAAACGTCCTGATAAATAAGTATAAGATTTATTGATTAAAGCAGATGTTTTTGCTGAGGATGTTAATGACAATACTGGTGTTACAAGCGATCCTGTAGATCCAGGTAAATCATAAAGATTAAATGTTAAAGCAGAGGCGGGTGTCTTATTACAACTCATTACAATTGATATAATTAATGCTGAATTTATTATTGGAATTGGAAAAATTCCATCGAGCTCACTTAATTTGCATGTTCCTGGGACAAGATTATACGTATCATTATTGATATTTCCTAGCACGCCAAACTGAAATGTCGATGGCGCCTGCGCAGGTGTTAATGAATTGCCATCCGCAGTTTTATTATATAAATCTGTTGCTCCTAAAACAATATTTGGCACTGCTCCCGTATGCCCTTTAATATCATATGCTGTTCCATTTACAAAAGTCCCTGTTGTCCCTTTTACAGTTAGTGTTCCATTAATAGTGGACGTTTTAACTTCTGCATAGGCTCCTGCTACTGCTGTTTCTATTCCTATAATATTCATTCCTGTTGCTCCGGTGTTACCACTTACATATACTACCATGTCTCTTACAGAAAAACGATTAGCGCCATCGACATATATTCCTCTAGTTAAACCTCCGCCGCTACTTACTACATTTATTGTAGAACGTTGAATTGCATTTGCACTTGTATATGCAGATGGAATAGGTCCAGTTCCTCCTGATCTAACACCATAAACATTTGCTCCGGTTGATCCAGTCCATCCAGTTACTGTAAAAACTGAATTACGTAATTTTGAAGTTGTTGGTGATCCTTGCAAAAATTCTATTCCTGTTAAATTAACATTTGCTGCTGAAGATAAATTTGCTGTAAAATTTTCAATACGACAATTCGAATTTACTTGAATTAATGTTGTTGCGCCAGTTACTCCTAATTGTTGAATTATAACTGCTTGCACCCCTGTCCCTTCTAATGATGTATTTGCCGGAACTATAATACTTTCATTATATGTTCCGGCATTAACTATAACTAATTGCCCTGCTGTATATCCTGCAGCAGTTAGTCCAGCAGTAATTGTTTTAAAAGGATATGAATATGGGTTTGAAGCTGCTGAAGTATCGTTTCCATAAACACTATCGACCTCTATTGTATTTCCTATAGGTCGTCGTGATCCGGTAGCACCTTGTGGGCCAGTGGCTCCTTGTGGACCGGTTGCGCCCTGAGATCCTGTGTCGCCTTTTACACCAGTTGCTCCTTTTACACCAGTTGCTCCTTGTGCTCCAGTTGCTCCTTTTACACCAGTTGCTCCTTGTGCTCCAGTTGCTCCTTGTGCTCCAGTTGCACCTTGTGAACCAGTTGCACCTTGAGAACCAGTTGCACCTTGAGAACCAGTTTCGCCTTGTGGACCAGTTGCACCTTGTGGACCAGTTGCACCTTGTGCTCCAGTGGCACCTTGTGCTCCAGTTGCTCCTTGTGAACCAGTGTCGCCTTGTGCTCCAGTTGCTCCAGTTGCTCCTTGTGCTCCAGTTGCTCCAGTTGCTCCTTGTGCTCCAGTGTCGCCTTGTGCTCCAGTTGCTCCTTGAGGTCCAGTGTCGCCTTGTATTCCAGTTGCACCTTGAGAACCAGTTGCTCCTTGTGCTCCAGTTGCACCTTGTGCTCCAGTTGCTCCTTGTGATCCAGTTGCACCTTGTGCTCCAGTTGCACCTTGTGAACCAGTTTCGCCTTGTATTCCAGTGTCGCCTTGTGCTCCAGTTGCACCTTGTGCTCCAGTTGCACCTTGTGCTCCAGTTGCACCTTGTGCTCCAGTTGCACCTTGTGAACCAGTTTCGCCTTGTATTCCAGTGTCGCCTTGTGCTCCAGTTGCACCTTGTGCTCCAGTGTCGCCTTGCGCTAAAGACATGACCGCGGAATAAGGTTCGATATATCCTGTTACTCCTGTTACTCCTGTTGCTCCTGTTGCTCCTGTTATAGTATTTATGTTAAATTGTTCACCGTTAAAATATATATTTTTTATATTATGATTTAATGTAGATCCAGTTGGTCCATAAGTTCCTACATTTAAAGGTCTAATTAATGAATAATTCGGTCCTAATGCGCCAGTTAATCCTGCATTTTGCCCAGTTGTAAAAAAACCTTGAGCAGTTAAATCTAAATTATTTTCATAAATAGATCCAGTTACACCTACTCTCCATCCTACATTTCCTGTTCCTCCGCCGGGTCCTGAAGGACCGTCTGCGCCATAATTAAAAATAGCAGCAAATGGTGTCGCAAATCCATCAGCTGTGTAAACAAGCCCATCATTGTTTAAACTTAAAGATCCTGATTGATCTACTCCACCAGTTATTCCAGTTATTCCAGCTTTATTAATCATGTAAATTGTGCCACCACTCATAAAAAGATCACTAAAAGATGCACCTGATGCTCCTAAATGATATACATTATCGGCAGTAGGTAGTATATGACCACTGGTCCAAATAATTGGTCCTGTTAATCCATATGTATTACCTGCATTTAGATCAGTTCTTAATGCATCAGAATAAAAAAAGGTAGATCCAGCTGGATCATACACGACCATATTACCGTAACCAGTAGATCCAATATTAATACCAACTCCTGTTGCGCCTTGTGCTCCTGTTTCGCCTTGTGCTCCAGTGTCTCCCTGAGATCCAGTGTCTCCCTGAGATCCAGTTGCTCCTTTTACACCAGTTGCTCCTTTTACACCAGTTGCTCCTTGTGGACCAGTGGCCCCTTGTGCTCCAGTTTCGCCTTGTGCTCCAGTGTCTCCCTGAGATCCAGTTGCTCCTTTTACACCAGTTGCTCCTTGTGCTCCAGTGGCGCCTTGTGCTCCAGTGTCTCCCTGAGATCCAGTTGCTCCTTGTGCTCCAGTGGCGCCTTGTGCTCCAGTGTCTCCCTGAGATCCAGTTGCTCCTTGTGCTCCAGTGGCGCCTTGTGCTCCAGTGGCTCCTTGAGAACCAGTTGCTCCTTGTGAACCAGTGGCTCCTTGTATTCCAGTGGCTCCTTGTGCTCCTGTTGCACCTTGTATTCCAGTGGCTCCTTTTACACCAGTGGCTCCTTGTATTCCAGTGGCTCCTTGTGCTCCTGTTGCACCTTGTATTCCAGTGGCTCCTTTTACACCAGTTGCTCCTTGAGGTCCCGATCCGGTCGATCCTGAATTATTTATTAAAGAATATATAGGTCCTGCCAACCCAGATGGTCCAATTTGCTGTGCTATTAAATCAAAAGTTGGTGTTCCAAAAGATCCAGTAGATCCTATTTGCCAACCAGCAGCAACTCCAAATGTTGCACCTGGAGTTATTGCAGGACCAACATTTATAAAAGGTGTAGCGATCCCAGTTTCAGTATAAATTATGCTTGCTAAATTCGCAGATATTGTTGCAATAGGTCCATTTTCATAAACAAATGATACTGATCCAGGGCCTATTTTTATATCTTTCCATGTAAAATCATCAGTGCCTAATGTATATGTGTTCGTTAAATCAGGTATTAAATTTCCACTAAAAATTATATCTGTTCCAGTGGTTCCAGAATTATATAATTTTATTGCATCTGTATAATAAATCCCGGTTGTTCCGGGTTCAGACGGATAAGATAGTAATATAGAAGCAGTGGCATCTATTGTCTCGAATGGTCCTATTACTTGTAATCCAGACCCTCCTATAGGCCCAATCGGACCTCCTGCGCCTTGAGCGCCTTGAGCGCCTTTAGATCCAGGTCCAGTTGTATTACAACAACGTTGAGATCCTAAATAATTATTATAACTTTTATAAGACATATTATATAGTAATTATATAATTTAATTAGAATTTGAATTAAAATATATATTATAATTTATTGGTTGATTATTTGTAGTAATTTACTTTTATCTACATCATCATAATCAAATAAATATTCATTACACCATGCTGTGTTTTTATTTGTAGGCGAAACATATAAATGTTGTTTTATGCTATTTTTTCCTACTAATCCTTTTTCAATTAGAACTGCTTCTGGTATAACATAAAATTTATTATTTTTACAATTCAACCAATATAATGCGTTATCTCCTTCTTGATAATTTTGTAATTTATGTTTACCATTCTCAACACATTTAAATTTACTCAGGTTAAATGAAAACATATCTGGATTATTTGGTTTACAAAAGCTACCAACTTTTTCTTGAACTCGTTTGCCATTAATCATAAAATCATAAACTAGGCCTTCAATCTCATTATTTTTAAATTCTATAAAATCTATTTTTTTTTCTCGATAATTGCGATACACTTGTTCTTGTTTTTGATTGTCACTTGTAGGTGTATTAAGTGCTTCAAAACTAAATGTATTAAAAGAATTATAGAAACTTTGTATATGTTTGTCTAAATTTTCTGTAATTTCATATTTATTATATTTTGATTTTTTCGCTATTCCAATTGTTTTTTGGTCTACTACATCTTCATATGGAATTAACCACATTTTTTTGTCTGTTTCGCAAATGCATAATAACAAACAATTTTCATAATTAGAATTATTTAATCTAAAATAATATTGTTCTCGTTCAGTTTTTACATGTGTTGATTTTACTTGAATTCCTAACCATAAATCTTCTTTACTATCTAATGGTTTAATCACAATATCCGCTTTACATCCATCAAATGTTTTTTTAATAATAAATTTATCTTTTACTAAATCAGCAAAATAATTGATACAATTAAATTCTTGTTCTATTGAACTAACACGATCCGGTCCTGTTCTAAGATTTTTCAATATTATTCCAGTGTTTATATTAACACATGGTGGACAATTTGTTCCTTGATTTGCGGACATAAAATTTTTGTAACAAACTACATTTTCGTGCCCACAAGCAGCAATATATTTTAATTTTTGTTTATTATTGATATAAAACGCATCAAATTCTTCTTTTGTGTAACATAATTGGCACGATTTATCATCAAAACTCTTTTTAATATTCTCGTATGTACCAAAGTTCAGCGCGCATTTGAAACATTTTATACCTGCACCTTTTACAAATTGTTTAAAACTGGTTGTATTTTCGTGTCCACATGACGCGATATATTTTAATTTATCTAGCTGATTTATATAGGTTTCTTGTAATAATGTGCATCCGTTTTGTTCGAATGTGTTTTTCACTTGTTCAAGGGTATATCTAGTAGGCATAGTCGGGTATATACTAATATGGCAAGTTGTCTTTAAGTTGTTTTATATAATCATATGTTTTTTTATAAAATAGTTTACTTTATAAAAATCGTGAGCATTTATGGTAAGGCACTACGGTTACGGTAAGCTTGAGAGGCAAAGGCGAATCGAACCAAGACTTGCCACATCATACTTCACAACCAGAGGCAAATCATTCTCCAGATAGATTTCAATTTGTGAGCATAAATTGGTGCATTTGATGAAATATCCGAGGTTTTTGAGAGAAAATTCGCCCTGAATAATTTTAGACGCGTCTTGCTTCAGAATAAAGCCCATAGATCCGTCAGACTCCGCTCGATGAATTTCGGCTTCGGCGAATTGCCCCTTGCATTTAAATATGAGTTCATTGCCGACAGACTTGATTTCCAATTTGTCGGAGATGCAAGAAAGATCACGAATAATCTTCTGAAAATCAGCGGATGGCAAATTAATAATAGAGCTAAACTTGACGTCAGGATATTCAAGTTCTTCGGGTTCGGGTTCAATCAATTTTAGTTTCTGCGTTTTACATTGTTTGATGTCGCCATTTTCAAATTTTAGAGACAAATAAGAAACAATCCCGTCAAAATAGTCCGCGTTTTCAATATAAATAGTCAATGTGTCGTCATTGTCGATAGAATTTATTAATTTGAATAGATGGAACATATTAACACCGACAATAATCTTTTCTTTTTTGCATTCGTATGACTCGAAATTCTGTGCGGCTAAATACAGATGTGCTAAAATAGTATGAGACTTGTCCATGTTAATAATACGAATACCGTCAGGTTGAAATGAAATATTTGTTTCTAAAAGAATGTCTTTTAGAGCGGTCATTAGAGTGCGAAATGGAGCAATTTGAACAGTTTTTATGGTTAAAACATTACCTTCATTAAATGAATTTGTTGCAGTTGTTGGATTTGTTGATGAATTTTTATTGTTTAAGGACATTATATTCATTTTTGAACGCAAACCTTTAAATACTTATCAAATAAAATTAATTTATAATATTATTTGTAATTGTTCAATGTTTAAATATAATAAAACATATTAAAACTATAGACAGTAATATAAATATATGCAAGAAAATTTCATAAACGTTTCATTAGATCTCTCGAATTTACTAGCAAAATATAAAGACAATCCGTATATTTTACAACGTCTGCAAATGCATTTAACCAATTTGCCAACTATGTTAGAGACAGAAAACAAACGGTATGAAGAGCGGATAAGTCGAATTAATGAACTAACAATGGAACAGGATAACTTTTATAAAGTTTTTCTTAGTAAACATCAATATTTTTACATGCCATACAATAATATTTTCTATGAATATGATGGAAAAACATATAAAATTGTTAAGGAAGACGATATTCATCATGATTTATTATCAACTATTACAGATGAAGGTAAATTAATGGCATGGAAGCATAAAACAAAACAAAATATTATTAAACAGATAAAGGATCGATCATTATTAAAATCTATACCAGAAACATATACAATTCAAAATGTCTTGGGTTTTTTAAATACCATTTTTGAAACAAAAACAGAAACAAAATATTTCTTGACAGTGATTGGTGATTGTATTTTAAAGAAAAATATCGATCATTTAATGTTTTTTATCAATTCAAACACAAAAAAATTAGTATCTTTTATAGACTCTATATGCTATATTACAACAGGCAATTCAATCATGAATAATTTCATTTCCAAATATCACGACAGTCATACTCTGGCATCATATCGATTAATAAAAACAAATGATAATTTTAATTCTATAGCCATAGAGTTAATTAAGGATGTTTTAAATAAGATTGGTATTGATTTACTCTGTGTGGCTGCGCATTATTCAGATCGTTACAATAATTCTGATCAGTTTTTATCGAATTTGCCTAAAGATGATTTAATTAAACAATATATAATGTTCTTTTATTCAAACACAACTAACAAAGTTGTCGAAAGTTTTATTACACAATGCATTGAACACGTGCCTACTACATCGACCTCGACAACAACATATAATCTTTCATGGAACAATATGCATTATATATGGAAACTGTATTTGTCAAGTATTAATATTCCAAATATGATTTATTCTAATAATTTAAAGGCATTATTAAAAACCCGACTTTTAAATACAGAAAATATAACTAATAGCATTGTTGGATCGCAAATATCAGATGTGATTTTTTCTAATGTAACCAGCAAGTTTTTACCTAGTGTTAGCACATTTTTATCTTTTTGGGAAAAACATATTTTCATAACAACTTGTGAAGAAGATCATCCAGATGATGAATATGAAATAGATGAAATTTCATCTATATATAAGCTAACAAATAAATCATCTAATATCTCAGATAAAGAGATCATTAAAATGATTTTGCATTACTTCTATCCACAAGTAGAAGTCATAGATAATAAATATATTACAAATATTCGATGCAATTTATGGTCTAAACATGATGATATTAACGAAATGTTGTCTGACTATAAAATACAAAAACAAAATGAATTAGTCGACGAGTTATCTCTAATATCATTTGGGGATTTATATCAAAATTATATTTCATATATTCAAGCTAAACTGGTTATTGAAAAGTCATTTCATCCAATAGTTAGCAAACATTTCTTCGAAAAATTTCTGTCACATTATTTGGCTAAGTATATCAAATTTGATAAATTTGTTAGTTCTGATTGGTTACATTGCATAGACCATATCTAAATAAATAATATCTTATATTAATTATATTATTTATTAAATGGGTAAATATTTGTAAATTTAATTTCCACGACCAGCCGCAATCTGAACATCAACTGAACCTAGAGCTGCTGGCGCATATGCCTTGTTTCCAGTTCCACCCATCATTCCTCTTCGTCTTCGTCCACCGGCCATAGGAGCTGCAGCGGGAGCACCTTGTCCGTCAATTCCTTGACCCATGGCATCAGATGGGCTGAATGAATTTCCATAGTATCCGCCGCGTTGTCTTTGGCTTCTTCCACGACCACGGCTTCTTCCGCGACCGCCAACCAGAGCACGCTCCAAAGGCCCGAAATGTTGAGGCACAACGTCCTTAATCATGTAATTAGAATTAAGATCTGCGGGGGACAAAGATCCCATTCCAGCACCACCTCTCATCTTCCTAGATCCATGTCTTTTTGATCCGCGTTTCTTATGAGATCCCAATTTCACAAAGCCAAATTTCCCTTTTTTTGTTCCATAACCAAATTTAACCAAACGCATTTCTCTTTTCGCAGTATTATGTTTCGCTCTTGAGACAATACGTCCTGCTTTATTTTGCATCAAATCAGATTTTGTTAACCCCCCTGAAGTATGTTTTGCGGTTCCATGCCAAACTTGAGCACGAGTTCCGGTTGTTTGAATATGTCCAGGCATTATATATTTAAATAAGAAAATATAATTTTCTAAAGTTATAAAGATTTATAATTTAAAGGATATTTACATTAAAAAGTATTTCTAGGCGGTCGTGGAATGCCACCAGGTTGTCCTTCAATCCCTCCCAAATATGTAATTTTTGCAGGTGTATTAAAATTACCAAAAGTTGTTCTTCCTCCTAAAGTAGATGTTGTTAATTGTGCAATACGCATTGAAGTTGTCTGAGTTGGATCATTATATCCTTGCTTAATGCGATTTACCTTATCTTTAAAACAATCGCAAAAAAAATCAGGATCCCCTCCTACAATCTTCGACTGTAAATTAAAAAACGCAATTTTACTACTATAATTAATTAATCTCCTTAAGTTTTTATTATTTGATGGCATGTTCCCCGGACCAAAATTTTGACTTGACATTAATATGTATAAATATACATATTAATATTTATATTTTAAATAAAATTGAAATCTATTTAAACATATTACTACAATTTATTATATATCCTTACAAACATTACAATGAGCACAAATACTACTAATAACGCATTATTCTTTAATGTTGAGCAAAAAACTGATAAGCAGCATATTCTTGATAATCCAGATACATATATCGGTTCAGTTGAAACAATTGACTCCGACGTTTGGATCATCAATGAAGCAGCAGATAAAATTTTTGAAAAAAATATTAGTTATGTTCCCGCATTATTCAAGCTATTTGACGAAGCAATTGTTAATTGCCGAGACCATTTTGTAAGAATGGCGTCGAAAGTTGCAGCTGGAATTGAAAACTCTCTCCCTGTTACATATATTGATGTCGCCATCTTAGATGATGGAACTATTGTCATGTTGAATGACGGTAACGGTATTGATGTCGCACAAAAAGATGGGGTTTGGGTTCCCGAGCTTATCTTTGGTCATCTCAGAACTTCAACAAATTATAATAAAGAAGAAAAGAAAATTGTCGGCGGGAAAAATGGATTTGGTTTCAAACTTGTCTTAATATGGTCTACCTATGGTTCCGTAGAAACTGTGGACCATATTCGCGGTTTGAAATACACGCAAGAATTCAAAAATAATTTGGATACGATTTGTAGTCCAGCGATTACAAAGGCAGGAAAAACAAAACCTTATACAAAGATCACGTTTAAACCAGATTATCAGAGGTTAGGTCTAAGCACTTCTAGTGAGGCAAGCGGCTTAAGTCCTGACTTAATCGCTCTCCTTAAAAAACGCGTCTATGATATTTCTGCGATTACCGATAAAACTCTCAAGGTCAAATATAATTCACAACTGCTCAGTATAAAGAATTTCGAGCAGTATATTAGTTTATACATTGGCGATAAAGCCGATAAGCCACGTGTCTATGAATTAGTCAATGAACGCTGGGAATATGCGGTGGCATTAACGCCATCAGCCGAATTTGTTCAAATTTCCTTTGTAAATGGCATACATACGTCTAAAGGAGGCAAACATGTGGAATACATCCTCGGACAAATTACCAGAAAATTGGTCGAATATATTGAGAAAAAGAAAAAGGTTAAGGTCAATGCCAACGCAATCAAGGAGCAACTCATTCTGTTTATCAGATGCGACATTGAAAATCCAGCTTTTGACAGCCAAACAAAAGATTTTATGAATACACCGTCTTCCAAATTCGGCTCCAAGTGCGACGTCAGTGATAAATTTATTGAAAAGATCGCTAAAATGGGCGTAATGGATGCCGCATGTGCCATCACGGAAGTCAAAGATAATAAAGTCGCCAAGAAAACCGATGGCACAAAGTCTAAATCCGTGCGAGGCATCCCGAAGCTTACTGATGCGAATTTTGCCGGCACCGATAAATCCGGACTATGCACTCTTATCTTTTGCGAAGGCGACTCGGCCAAAGCAGGCATCATCTCAGGTCTATCTTCTGAAGACCGCAATACTATTGGTGTCTATCCATTAAAGGGAAAGCTCCTAAATGTTCGCGGTGAGCTTCCTAAACGCATCTCGGAAAACAAGGAAATCACCGAAATCAAGAAAATCCTTGGTCTAGAAAATGGCAAACAATATTCAGCAGAAGATGTAAATTCTTGCTTGAGATATGGTAAGGTATTGTGTTTAGCAGATCAAGACACCGATGGCAGTCATATAAAAGGTCTATTAATTAACTTATTCGAAAGCGAATGGCCTAGCTTAACAGTAATCCCTAATTTTATCGGCTTCATGAACACGCCCATTTTGAAAGCATTAAAAGGCTCTACAACGCTAATGTTTTATAATGACGGTGAATATGAGGGATGGAAGGCCGAAAATCCAGATGAAGTTAAAGGATGGAAGATTAAATATTATAAAGGATTAGGCACTAGCACTGGCAAAGAATTCAAGGAATATTTTGAACATAAAAAGTTCGTCGGATTTGAACATACTGGTCCTGAAAGCGTGAATGCGTTTGATATGGTATTTAATAAGAAACGCGCGGATGACAGAAAGGACTGGTTGAAACTATATAATAGAAATTCTTATTTAGATACTAATAAATCCAGCGTAACATATGAAGATTTTATTAGTAAAGAATTAATTCACTTTTCCAAATACGACTGTGACCGATCCATTCCCAACTTGATGGATGGATTAAAGACCAGTTTGCGCAAAATCCTGTTTGCTGCGTTTAAAAAGAACTTGGTAACCGAGATAAAAGTCGCACAATTTAGCGGCTATGTGTCTGAGCATGCTTGTTATCATCATGGCGAGGCCAGTTTAAATGGCGCCATAATCGGCATGGCACAAAATTTCGTCGGATCCAATAATATTAATTTGCTAGTTCCATCAGGACAATTTGGCGGAAGACTTCAGGGCGGCAAGGACAGCGCATCAGAAAGATACATATTCACTCTTTTAAGTCGGATAACAAGAGCCATCTTTGTTCAACATGATGATGCCATTTTGACCTATTTGAACGACGACGGCACGTCAGTAGAGCCCGTGTTTTATGCACCAATTATTCCTATGATTTTGGTCAATGGATCCAAGGGGATTGGAACCGGATTTAGCACAGATATCATGTCATATAATCCTTTGCAAATTATTAGTTATCTTAAGAATAAATTAACTGACGCAACTGTTGTTGAAAACGATAGCTTCGTGCCATTCTACGAGGGATTTAACGGCACTATTACAAAGATCGCGCCAACTAAATTCTTGATAAAGGGCAGATATGAAACAATCGGTCCTGATAAAATTAGAGTATTTGAGCTACCAGTTGGATTTTGGACCGAGAATTTCAAAGAACTATTGGAAGATCTAATTGAACCGGGTCTAAATAAAGAAGGTAAAAAAATTGTCGCAATAGTTAAAGACTATGCAGATATGAGCAAAGACACTACTGTAGATTTCACAATTACGCTTCAGAAAGGAAAGTTAGAAGAATTAGAAACAGATTATTTCGATCATGGGACAAATGGGATAGAAAAATTATTCAAGCTAACAACAACCGGTTCGACAACCAATATGCATTTGTTTGACGCAGATGATAAATTGAAAAAATATGATAAAGTGGAAGACATTATCGATGACTATTTTGAGACACGAATGCAATTATATGTGGAAAGAAAGGCTTATCTAATCGACGCATTAGAAAAGGTATTGCTCGTATTATCAAATAAGGCGCGCTACATTCAAGAGTTACTTGACGACACAATTGATCTAAGAAAAAGAAAGAGGTCTGAAATCATTGATCTCTTGCAAGAGAAAGATTATGACATAATTGATGAAGACAGTGAATACAAGTACTTGATTAAAATGCCTATGGACAGCGTTTCGGAAGAAAATGTTGATAAGCTAAATAAAGATCATAAAGATAAATCGGATGAATTGCTACGCGTTAAGGAGACGACCGAGCAACAGATGTGGCTTGTAGAGCTAGAACATTTGGAGCAAGAATATAGTAGATATAGAGCCGAACGAACAAATACTGATGATAAAAAGAAGGCAGGTTCTAAAATTATTGCAAAGGCTGGATCTGTAAAGAAGGTTGTTAAAAAAACAAAGGTTGTAGAGCTTATTGAAGAATAAACTTGTAATAAACTTGTAATAAACTTGTAATAAACTTGTAAATTGTAAAATAAAACTATAAATAATATTAAATTAAATTAAATATTATTTTTTATTTACGTTTAGTATGTAAATATTGTAGGATTTTATTCAAATCCTTTTTAATGTGTTCTATATCAATCACGATTTTATCTATTTCTTTTTCCTTTTCCTTTTCCTTTTCCTTTTCTTTTTCTTTTTCGTATGTTTCATAGGTATAAGTATATTTTATAAGATCATAATATGTTTGTTTTGTATCATGGCTGTTTACCCAATACAATCTCTTTTTAATACCTTGAAAAGGGGGGATAAAAGGATATGAACTAACAAAACGTCGGAAATGCATTATTATATTAGTAATTAGTTATTATAGTTATTATTTATTTAAATCATTTTAAATAAATAAATAATAGTATATTACGAATACATTTAAATGTATTTTATAATATAATATAATACACTTAAATAAATAAAATGGATAATATCCTAGACACAATGTTTCTAAAAAGATTTTGTTTACCGTCTGACACAGATTTAGGCGAGTTTAAAAATAGTAATAGGGTTGCCAGTAAATGTATTTGTGGCAATTATTTTCATGTATCATGTGTATTTCAAGGCAACTATAATATATTATCAATCGGAATGAATAAATATGCAGACGTTGACGGTATAATGCCCAGCATTCATGCTGAGCACGACGCTATTTTACGATTACCTTGTTTACATAACAAAAATAAAAATAAAAGGAAGAAGGTTAAAATTAATTTGTTAGTTATACGCTTCTTAAAGACATATACATTAGCTAATAGTAAACCTTGTTTTAATTGTATTCAAAATATGATCGAACTTCCCAAAAAAAGAGGTTATAAAATAGAAGACATATATTATTCTGAAAATAATAATACTATTATTAAAACAAATATTAATAAGTTATTGAATGAACCTGCACCTCATATTTCTTCATATTATCGCAACAATAGATATTTAGGCCGACATGTTTGATTTCTTTTTATGTATTCTTTGCTTAAAACCAGCTTGGCATCTTATAATTCCGTTTGTCGTTTTGCGTTGTCATTACAGGGGTCGCCAAGGGCACAGCTAATGTGCTCACATCATGCAAATATTTCATATAACCCTGTGCCTCTGAATACACGTGATACACGCAATAATCTAGAACTAGCTTATTTAAAGCAAATATTTGCCCGGCAATATCATGATCCGCATTAACCGCATGTTGTAAAAATATACTCCTCATAATGATCTTAAGCGCGTCACAATCTTGAGGGGCAACAGTATATTGTCCATTCGACTTTTTATAAACCCCGGCTCTTGTTCCATTTTGAATAAGTTGAATATTATTTTGCGAAAAATATGATTTTGACAATGGCGTTTCATCCCATTGACCTAAAGTTGGTTCTCTAAATGTAGAACACTGGTTTGCAGGTATTTTATCATACATAGCAAACAAATTCGAAATATCAGGCGCATCAGTAGCTTTCTTACTAGTTAAAATATCGACACGACCATTTGAACTTCTACTATTGTTATTCATATTATAATACACTCATAAAAAAAATATATGTTTAATTTATATAATGGAAATGTCTTTTCAAAAAACCGTTTTGATGATTTCAATTGTTTTTTTAATACTTTTTTTGGTATTAATTGGAGTTGGGTTATCTAATTCTACTAGTGAAGCAGTATGGCCTCCTATTGTCGGCAATTGTCCCGATTATTGGGTTGATCTGTCCGGAAATGGATCCGAGTGTTTTAATAGTCATCATTTAGGAACTAATTCTAATTATATACCAACAGCTGATGACAAAAAAACTATGAATTTTAATCAGTCTCCTTTTAATGGCACAGATGGTGCTTGTGCTAAATTCAAATGGGCTAACAAATGTGGTTTAACATGGGATGGAATTACATATGGTGTATCTAATCCGTGCGCTACAGATACAACGACAGATGAAACAGCAACTTAATTTAACATTATTTTATGCAATTTATATAATGTTAAATAAATCTAAATATATAATTATAATATAAATCATAATACATGCCCATATTTTCAAATAATCCGAAACATTTTTTCAACAATATTGATAAATTACCTAAAGAATTGATTTCTATTGTTAGTTCATACATACCTATTGCTGCCAAAATATTTCTAAATAAAGAATTATATATTAAATATCATCATTTATTTAGAGATCATATTGATCGTAAGCAATTGGAAAACTATATTAGAACCACTATAAGGCAAGATAATGACTTTGTTTTTAATCAAATATTATTAGAAAACCATCAAAAATGGTTTAATATCAAAAAATATTTATATCAGGACAGCATTTATGCAAATTACATCTATTTTTTAAAAACATATTGCGTTGAAAATCAATCCATTAAATGCAAACAAATAATAAATATTTTAATAGAAAAACTTGGATTAAGTAAAAATCAACATAAAAAGAATATTATAAGAAATATAAGATGGATGCCTTAAATATTAATAATTTATTAAATCGTGAAGAAGAAGCAAATAAAATCAGAGAAATTCTAAGAAATTTTGAACTAAATAAACACAATTTAGCCACTAAAAAAGGCATCTATATTTATGGCGAACCCGGTTCCGGGAAAAGCTCATTTGTCATTAATATTCTTAAAGAATTAGATTATGATGTCATCAAGTATGATGCCGGAGATATTCGTAATAAATCAATCATTGATACTATTACAAAGCATAATATGTCTGATAAAAATGTCATGAGTTTATTTCATAAAAAGGTTAAACGTTTAGCTATTGTTATGGATGAAATTGATGGCATGAATAATGGCGATAAAGGCGGCATTAATGCATTAATTAAAATTATTAGACCAAAAAAAACAAAAAAGCAGCGCTTAGAAGAAATCACGTTAAATCCTATTATATGTATCGGAAATTATCATATTGACAAAAAAATTAAAGAACTTATGAAAGTTTGCAATGTTATCGAGTTAAAATCGCCTACAAAAATACAAATTTCTAACCTGATCAACATTCTTTTACCTTTAATTGATGAAAATATTAAAACTAGCATAATTACATTTATTCAAGGCGATTTACGTAAATTAAATACTGTTTATGATCTTTACAAGAACAAACAAAGCATTTTAAATAGTAATATTATTAAAAATATATTTTTAATGAAATCGTATAATGATGACACGCGAAAAATAACAAAAAAATTAATTAATAGTAATTATTCAATCGATGATCATTTAACTATTATGAATGAAACAGACCGCACTATTGTAGGACTTTTATGGCATGAAAATATTATTGATGTTATCGGGAAAAATAAAAAAGAAGACTCCGTCCCATTCTATTTAAAAATTTTAGATAATATGTGTTTCGCTGATTATATTGATCGCATTACATTTCAAAAACAAATATGGCAATTTAATGAAATGAGTTCATTGATTAAAACCTTTAAAAATAATACAATTTATCACGAAACAATTAATAAAAATAAAATAAAATTTAATCCTACTGAGGTTCGATTTACAAAGGTTCTAACAAAATATTCCACTGAATATAATAATTCTATATTTATACAAAATTTATGTCAACAATTAGGCATGGATAAAAAAGATCTTTTTGGATTTTTTCTCGATATTAAAAATAAATATCATCCCGATACTTCTGAAATGAATATGTTGTTTGAAAATTACGAAATTTCTAAATTAGACATTAATCGCATTTATAGATATTTAGAAAAATATACAAAGGAAAATACCGAAGCTGATGAAATTGAAAGTGATCTAGAAGATTGAACTCTTTAAGTATTTAAATTTTATGTAATTTATTAAATTATATAAAATATTTGATTTATTATTTATCGATAATATTATAGATATTTATCCTTTAATATGCTAAATCTGTTAAACCATTTATCCTTGGTTGTTTGCTCTAAAATTGTAAATTGGTGTTTTTCATATTGTGACGGACTATCGTAATATAAATGAACAGGACCATGCAATTTATCAAGACCTGTGCAATTTGCGACACAAAAATAGAGGTTCTCTGCCTCACTACCAACTCGATGATTTGTATACTCGCCAGTTGCCGCATTTTTAATTGTTGACCCTAAATCTCCCGATCCATACATATTAATTGTAACTACACCATAATATTTACCATCAGTCCATTTATGGTTTAATGATTTCTTAATTGTATAACATTTGGCCCTTTTTGTCCGGGGTTGTTTATTCTTTAATAAGTTTGATGGAACTGTATCAGTAACACTATAATCATCATTCCCTCCATTTATGTCATCTTGTTGTTGATCGTATGCATACATATTTATACTATATATTAATAGGCGGCTTTTCTTTAAATGAATTTTCTGTTATTTGTTATTTGTTATTTATTTTTTTATATTCATCTAATTCAATTGTTAACGCTTTTACCTTTTTCAGAAGTTCATTTATTAAATATGTTTTATCCGATAATTGTTTTTCATAATAGTCTTGCTTCTCTGCATCTTTTCCTGTGATTGCACTTGTACCTTGTCTATGACAACTTGTCATGAATTTTTGCTGAGCTTCTAACATTTTATTATGATCTTCTATACGTTTATTGCGTTCATCTTCCATTAATTTCATTTGCTCTTGTAAACGTGGTTTGTGTTCGGGCTTCCCTGGTTCATATGTTTCTAGTAAAATATTCATATCTGTCATGTAAAACTGCTTTAAATCTAGATCTATAAAATAATCATCGACCTGTAAACTTGTTTCCACTGTTCTCGTCATCTCTAAATTATCTAATAATTTCTCCTTATTTAATGAATTATGTTTATGTGAAAATACTATTATAGACTTTAAACTATCTAATTGTTTCAAAGGAATAGTGTAGTTCTTGAGGAAATACTTCTCTTCTGCTAGCGCATTTTCGTTATTATAACTGGTCTCTAATAACAATTCTTTCCTGAATGCAAATGTCGCCGCAGTTGAATGATATTCTTTATATGGCCCGCACCTATACATTTTTTTCATGCTATCAAAATATACATACATTTCACTACATCCGGCGATCAAATATGTCGGGTTGTTTTGCAATGTTTGCACAGCATGCGATATGCGGTCTGGCGGATAATAATCGTCATCATCCATATAAATAATTATATCTCCTGAACATTTATTATGCATTAGATTTCGCTTTCTACCTAACAACATCCTTTCTTTATAATAAGTGTATTTTACTTGTTTAATATTTTGAACTAGGTCCATAATAGGATCCGTGCCATCATCGATTATAATCCACTCGATCCTGTCCTTCGGATATGTTTGTTGTTCAAAACATTTGATCAGAAATGGTATGAATGGTCTGCGATTAAATGTAGGGGTGCATACACTAATTAACGGATAAGTTGATAACGGATCTAATTTCAGATTTGGATTATTTTTATGCATATGTATGAATTATTCATTTATATTTATATCGTTTCATTTATTTAAACTAATTGAATATTATACATTTTAACCTTTGTTCCAAAATTTGACTTTATTAGAGATGTTTTTTTTCCCTTTCCTCCTTTCATTTGACCTCCTTCTTGTGCAGAAATTTGCATCGTGGTTAACACATTATACGGTTGTCCTGTAACACCTATTTTATTTGTATTTGATGCAATTATATCTGGATTAGGCACGACTGGGCTACATAAATTAATTGTAGCAGGCACTGTGGTTACTTCTTTTTGAGATAAAGAAGGGAAAATTGCATTTTTACCAACTTCAAATAATTCAATTGGAATTTCCGTTTCTAAAATTTTTAGTCCAAAAATAAGTATTAGAATTGCTATTACAACGCCAGGCATATACGAAGACCCCAAATATTCATTTGCTACACTCATTAGATTAAACATTACTAGTATTATTATAAATGTTTTCTTATAATATAACACATTTTTTATAAAATTGGATAAATTCATTTTTTGCGGTGGATCTGATTGGTCTTTCATTCTAATATAATAATTAGCCGACAATGCTTTGTAAAATGTGTATACTGTAATAAAAAATGGTGACAATATAGCAGACCAAAATCCTAGTATTAAATATAAATATAACCAAAAAAAGGCAACAATGCTATTAAACATCTTCTCAAAGGGTGGAGATTTTGCTACATTACTATTTAATGTATGAGGATCCCATACATGCGTTATTAATGCCGGTATATTTAATATATGCGATACTATGCTATAAAAAAAATTGCACACATTTATTACAATTATTATCACAGAAAAAAATAATGCAAAAATTATCATTGTCGCCCATTCAGGTAAATAATTCAGATAAAAAAATATTTTTTGCATTATTGTAAACGACATACACAAATTCGATTTCAACGAATCATATTCAAATGTCCAAAACGCACTTCTTAAAGTGGATGCTTTATCGTCACCCAAACCTTCGGGATTTGCCTTTGCTAAAAGGCTGCATAACCATGTGTTTTTAAAATCATTCATAAAATTTAACTCGCCGTTTATAAAATTAGCCTCTTGTATAGCATAGTTGATCGGTCGATCCCAAAATCCTAAACCAAAAAAGTCTAATTGTTTAACAGGGTTCATGTAAATCAAATCTACAGGCACTTCTCTTTTTTTAAGTGGATTGTAAGGCTGTGCATCAATATCTGTCGGTAAAATATTTGCGTCAGCGACCTTGGTAATAAATAATCCCATAGATCCTATTAAAACTACTCCTACCAAAATTCCTGTAATAAGTCCAGTACTGAATTTTTTAAAAAAATCTGGCCAACTGGCTTTATCTGTTGTGGTTCCTTCTTCTTCAGCTTTTTTTTCATCAATTGCTGTAGGTTCTTCTGTTGACATTTTATAATAAATATATAAAATAAATTATTATTTTATATATATGAAAGATACTAAATGCATTAATATTAATATGAAACTTTTTTTAAAAATCCTTCTTATGTTTATTTATTTAGCTGTAGGATGGATAATATATACAACTTTGTTTAAATTTAAAGAAGGTTTTAATCCGAATACTCTACTAACATATGACAGCGACAGTCCTAAAAATAGTCACAATGTGGACGTTGTCAATGATAAGTATAGCTGTTCCAATTTTTGCGGGCCACAATCACAATGTGCTTTAACTAGAGAACAATGCACTTCTGATGTGGATTGTCAAGGATGTCAGCCTCAAATAACAAAACCGCCGAAATATTTAACGTCTACCGAAGTTAAACCGTTAAATGATGCTGGCAAACTTACATCAAATCAAACCCCACAATATTCGAGTTTAACAACAGATATTGGGTCTGAAGCGGCTTATGCGAAACCGGGATCTAAATCAGCAGAAATTGTCAGACCGTATGACGGTTATGATAAATGGACTAAATCATTTAACTATGGTCTAAGTTTAGCAGATAAAAAATTAGTGTATGACAATTCTCCTGAACCGGAGGAATATAGATCTATACCGGTGTATCCTGTGACGAGAACAGCGACAGGCATGTTTTATGATACGGGCCCAACTGCGTCAAATGCGGACCTATAAAGGCCGAAATTTTCTCTATAAGTAAACGGAAAGTTCAAAATAATATATATTATGGTATTTCATTTATCAATAATTGTTTCTTTGGCAACTTTACTAACAATTTTATCAATATTTTTTATTTGTTCTTCGGTTGTTAATCCAGACATGGCATTTCCAACTATTTTTAAGTATAGATCATTCTTTCTTGAATCGGAATTGGTGCAACCTGGATGCTTTTGTTTCCATTCATTAATTGTTTTGATATTTTCAAATGCCACTTGTTTAATTGCCTTTTTCAAAATTGGTTTTGTCTCTTCTTCTTTTGTCCATTGATCATCATTTTTAATGTACAAAACTTCCCTCTTTAGATCTGAACAGTGAATAGGTCTTTTGTTAATATCTAATTTTTTTAGATTTTTATTCATTATCCTAGAAACACCTTCTACATAACCTAATCTCCCTGTTGCCTCCAAATCATCTAATTCTACTTTGATTGAACTAACAAATTCATTAATATTTAGAGCATCCTTACACTCTTCGTTCAAAAATATCTGTAAATTGAAGGTCTTATTATGCGAATTATTTGTATTATTATTTGTAATATTTATTGAATTTTTAGCTAATTCAATTAATGACTGTTGGAGCTCTTGATTTTGTTTTAATAACTGTATTATCAACATCTCTTTGTCAAATATTTCTAATGGTTTTTCTTCTATTTTAGATTCGATCTTTTCTACTATTTTAGGTTCGATCTTTTCTACTATTTTAGGTTCGATATTTTCTACTATTTTAGGTTCGACTATTTTACACATGGATTGCTGATCGCATTTTTTCTTATGTCTCCATAATCCAGAATTATCCATATATATTTTACCACAAACACACGAATATAATTTAGATTGAGGGATGATTTGGAGAGTATTTGGGAGTTTTATATTATTCGCATTATAACCGCATTGCTGAACATTGTTTATATGTTTTTTCGTAAGCAAATGTTTATTGAAATCTTTTTTTCTACATGTAACATAGTCACACATAACACATGAAACATTATAGTTTTGATTTTGACATTTTTGAGAAAATATTGTATTGTGTTGTATAGAATGAGGTTCTACATGAACAACCTTTGGAGGTAATTGTTCTATACTGTTTAGAGTTGCTTTTAAGGCAATAAAATGTTCTTGTTCTTTATGTCTTGCTTCTAAATGATTTTTACAATTATAAAATTGAATTATCGTCATATCCCAATTGAACCAATTACCATTTGATCTTATTGTTTTATATAATTTTAAATTATAACATTGTGATTTAACATTATTACATGCTTGTTTATGTGCATATTTTCGTTGCACAAAATTTGTAGTGTGACCAACATACACATCTGTTATTAAAGGATCCTTACACGCAATTTTATAAATAATAGTATTAGAATAATCAATTTCAATCTTTGGCATATTTATTTATATATAATATCTCTAAATAAATATCTTAAGTATATCTTATTATGAAGAATTGCTAAATATTGCTCATAAAAAAAGTCAAGCAATATGAGATTGCCTGATGTTTTTAAGATTATAAAAAATTATCGTCACAGTTTTTTTCAACTAAAAATAAATTTAAGAGCATTATGCTCACAAGTCATTTTCTGAAGTATTTTTATCCAAAGGGACTTTAGGTTTTGCAAAATGGACATTTTTAAAAATGTCCAAAACCCATAAATATTTTCCAATTTTTTGCACAAAAGTTCAGGAGTTCAGAATTCTATACTTTCATTTCGCAGGAGGTAGAACAAACATTAATATCTATTATTTTAAACTTAAAGGAAAGGAAGGAAAGGAAGATAATTTTGAGACCATTGTGTAGCAGCCTTGCATCGCATCCGAAACACATTTGAGACCATTGTGTAGCAGCCTTGCATCGCATCCGAAACACATTTGAGACCATTGTGTAGCAAATTTGTTTTGAACTCGGAAGCACATTTGAGACCATTGTGTAGCAGCTTTGTTTTGAACTCGGAAACACATTTGAGACCATTGTGTAGCAGCCTTGCATCGCATCCGAAACACATTTGAGACCATTGTGTAGCAGCCTTGCATCGCATCCGGAAACACATTTGAGACCATTGTGTAGCAGCTTTGCATCGCATTTGGAAACACATTTGAGACCATTGTGTAGCAAATTTGTTTTGAACTCGGAAGCACATTTGAGACCATTGTGTAGCAGCCTTGCATCGCACTTGGAAACACATTTGAGACCATTGTGTAGCCGATCTTCACATATAAGTATTTCAATATGATCAAGTCAAGGCTTTAAAGGTGGCAGAACTGGAACAAAATAATACACTTAAGAAGGGAAAAAATAGATTGGATTTGTTAGTTATAATATTACAAATGGTTGTAATATTATATTCAATTTTTTATCGTCTTATCTTATCGATTTAAGTCGCATAAGCCAGACCGCAGTTGCCGCCAATAAATATTATTTGATTAATACGTTCTTCAAAAAGCGTCATATTAAAATTGTAATCATAAATGCGCCATGTTGGCTTATTAATGCCGATAATATCACCCGTTGTAGGGTCACAGATAGACAAACTTTGCGCCAATGGATCTAATGGCGGTATAATAGTAGTAAATTCCATTTCAATTTGATTAAATCGGCTCATATTTATCGCGCCAGATGGCTGCATTTCTGAATTGTTTGAATTCATACAAAAATTATAACAATACAATCCAGGAGGAGCATTACCAGTAGTTCTAATATATTTTTCAATGAAATTATATATACCGGCAGGCTGCACATTTTCTCTGTAGGATCCATCTAACAAAATACCTAAAACGACCAAAATATATTTATCATTTTCAGGTGTATATGTTGGTGTAATTAAAAGCCCAGTTAAGTTGCCATTTGGATTTACTCCGGGTCCAATACTTACAGGAACTGGATTACCGGATGCATCAGTTCTATAAACAACGTATGATCCCGATGCGGGTGCTTGTATAACATCTTGTGGCATGTAATTGTAGGGCCAATTGGTATAATTCGACCATTCATTGCGTAAATTAACGTCACTGCGTTGAAAATAGAACATCCAATTGGCGATCATTCCTAATGAGTCAAGGCTGACTTTATTCGGCCCGGTAACATTGTAAAATTTCTGCTCATGAACCTGTTTAATTAAATATTTTTGTTCTTCTAGTGCGAACACGCGTTCTTCTTCATTAGATAAAAAACAATATGTGCAATTTAAATGCACATCGGCATTCCATAATGTTCTTTGATCAGAATAAGAGTTAATGCCAATATTAATATCAGGTGGAGGTTGTAAAAATCGATAAAACTGCATATACCATGTATTAAAATTAGGAGCTATATACGGAAAATTATTAGTAGAGTCGAAGACATCGCGAATTTGGAATAGTTCATCAATAGGTCTTAACGTGATGTTAATATGCAATTCATTGTATTGCAATGATGTCAGAGGGAAAGCCATTTGACTTTTAAGTCCGAACCAATTATTTAATGGAATGTATAGAATACGACCTCTTATAGAAGGTTCAGGGCCGGCAAGCGCATCAGAGTAATAAGCATTAGGATAAGAATTGACACGAGACCCAGCATTAGCAGGATCATTCAATTCGTTAATATTTCCAATCATTTCATTAAATAATATTTTTTTGTCGGTATTAAAGTCGCGCTGAACAGAGGCTAATAAATAATCACCAGAATATTCTTGAAGAGTGTAATTGCCGCATGTGATGCTAATTTTAGAAATCATTTTGGCCCCTAAATTTTGTATCCATTTAAATTCATACGGGACCCAATTTTCGCTATTGATGCTTTGAACTGTGTCATTGGTAGGATCTTGTGGAGGCAAAATAGGGCTCCAAATGTTAGGAAGAACGACAGAAAGATAGCAGTCCATTAATAAGTCGGCATATCGGGGAATTTTAAATGTAAAAGTGGATTCTTCTGATAAACGTAATGTTTTAGAGCCTTCATAGTCTACTCTGAATTTTTGTAGCCCAAAATTGGTATATTGCGCAAAAGTTGATTTAAAAAATGTTTTTGAAGGATTGCCGTTTAAAATAATATTTTGTTGCCCTTGAGCAACTAATTGCATTAACCCGCCAGCCATAATTAGTATATATTGTGATAATTTTTTAATTCTTTATTTAATTAATTCTATTAAATTCTAATAAATTCTAATAAATTCTAATAAATTCTATTAATTCTAATAAATTCTAATAAATAATTAATAAATAATTAATAAATAATTAATAAATAAATAATAAATAATTAATGATGAAGGATATAAAATATTATGTTAGTATAAATATATGTCTACTACAGCGGCAACAGACACATTTAATAAAGGAGTAAAATCGTTAACAGAAATGAAAGACGATACCGTATTACTAGCATTGTCAATTGTAACGATGACTGTAATATTTATAACAATATTAGTTCATTTTTATTTTTCAGGAACATTATTTTCAGATGGACTTAGAGTGAGAGATTGCACCTCTATGGATACAATGTTTGGAACTTTAAATGGCAAACTAAGATCTATTGATACCAATAATGAAATGTATCAATATGCTCTAAGAGATTATTATATTAAATCAGCTTATAATGCGTGTTCTGGTGGAAATTATAAAAATGGATATGTTGATACGTGTATATTAAAAAATTTACTTAAGCAAGGTGTCCGAGGCCTAGATTTTGAGATTTTTTCAATTGATAATCAGCCGGTGGTTGCCACATCTACATCAGACAGTTATTGTGTGAAAGAAACATTTAATTCGGTTAAATTTAGTGATGTTTTAAATATTATAAGGGATTATGCGTTTGCTAGTTCGACCGCGCCTAATCCATTAGATCCAATTATATTACATTTGCGTATAAAGAGTTCAAATCAAGAAATGTATGCTAATTTTGCGAAAATACTAGAAAGCCATAATACAATGCTGATGGATAAACAATATAGTTTTGAATATTACGGAAAGAATTTTGGGACGGTTAAATTGTCAGAATTAGCGGGAAAAGTGATAATTATTGTTGATAGAAGTAATTTAGCATTTATGGAGTCGGAGCCGTTTCATGAATATGTGAATATGACAAGCAATTCTATTTTTATGAGATCGTTGCATTATTATGATATAATAAATACGCCAGATATGGAAGAGCTAATTGGATACGATAAATTAAATATTACGATTGGAATGCCGGATAAAGGATCTAATCCAAATAATCCGAGTTCTTTAACTATGCGAACTTATGGGGTCCAGATGCTGGCTTTAAGATATCAAACAGTAGATACGAATTTAGAGGAGAATGATTTGTTTTTTGATGAGGCAGGTCATGCGTTTGTTTTAAAACCCGAAAAGTTGCGTTATATTCCGGAGACAATACCGGCACCACCGGATCAGGATCCAAATGTGTCTTTTGCGACGCGCACTGTAAGCAGTGATTTTTACAAGTTCGAAATCTAAAGTATTTAAATATTTCAATCAACCAAATATAATATATATTTGTATCTTTAAGTTCAAATCAAATTAAATACATAGTTTGCTTATCCGAAATATAGTATTTCTAAAACAAGTTAAACAAGTTAAAACAATTTAAAACAATTCATATCAATAATATATAAACTATGGGGAATTTTTTAAATAATGTAATTAAATCAAGAGAAGAGTGGTTAAAAAAGCCAAACCCTATTCCAAATAGAGCGATATATTTAAATGCACAGGCACAGGCACAGGCACAGGCACAGGCACAGGCACTTATAAAATCAAATCTTAAAACAAATCCCGATACAAATTTAAAAACAAAATAATATTTAATTATATTAGATAAGATGAGAAAGAATGATACCTGCAAGAATTTAAATTTTGAAGATTGTGAATTGGCGATATTAAGACAAGCGGTCGATAATGCGGAAGAAAAACAGGGGAAGATTGCGGCAAATTCGCCGGAAGTGAAACGCATAATAGGAATTGTTGAAAACTTTATAAGGCAAAAACAATTAATTTGTTATGGTGGCACAGCGATAAACAATATTCTGCCTAAGCAAGATCAATTCTATAATATGGATGTAGAAATTCCGGATTACGATTTTTATAGTTCAAATGCGCTAACTGATGCCAAAGAGCTTGTGGATGTGTATATTAAAGAAGGATTTGTTGAGGTGGAGGCTAAATCAGGACAACATCATGGAACATATAAAGTATTTGTGAATTTTATTCCTGTAGCAGATATAACTAGTTTACCCAAGGATTTATTCAATGCGATCAAAAAGGAGGCGATACGAGTAGCAGGTATGTATTATGCGCCACCTAATTTATTACGGATGAGTATGTATTTGGAGCTATCAAGACCAGAAGGGGATGTATCTAGGTGGGAAAAGGTTCTCAAACGACTAACCTTGTTAAACCGGAATTATCCTTTAACTGCGCATCAATGTTCACATATCGATTTCCAGAGAAAGCTGTCGTCAACAAATGCAGATATAGGACATGGTTTTAACGATATTAAAATTAAAAATGATAGTGATAGTGATAGTGATAGTAAAAGTTATAACAAGGGAAGTAAAGGGAACAAAGGGAACAAAGGTGATTTAAACAAATCAGAACAAATATATGAAACCGTTAAATCAACCTTGATGGATCAAGGGGTTGTTTTTTTTGGCGGATATGCTGTATCACTATATTCGCAGTATATGCCCAAACATTTGAGAAAACAGCTGGAAAAAATACCAGATTTCGATGTTTTAGCAGAAGATCCATTAATTGTGTCACAGATTGTGAAAGAAAGATTGCAAGATATAGGTGTAAAAGATGTAAAAATTATAAAACGTCCGGCTATAGGTGAGATAATTGCTCCTCATTATGAAATTCGTGTAGGCAAGGATGTAGTATCATTTATTTATGAACCAATCGCATGTCATAGTTATAATGTTTTAAAGCAGCAAGGTTATAATATAAAGGTGGCTACAATAGATACAATGTTGAGTTTTTATTTAGCATTTTTATATGCAAATAGGCCGTATTATGATAAGGATCGTATTTTATGCATGTCAAAATATTTATTTGAGGTGCAAGAGAAGAATAGATTGCAGCAAAAGGGGTTACTAAAAAGATTTAGTGTAAATTGTATGGGTCATCAGGAAACGGTAGAGCAGATGCGGGCTGAAAAGACAACAAAATTTGCAGAATTAAAAGATAAAAAGGGAACACCAGAATATGATGAATGGTTTTTACGATATAGGCCGTTAGATGCAAAGAATGACGAAGAGATGGACGGAAAAAAAGGAAAACTGAAGGGACCAAAAACAACGAAAAGAAAAACAATTAAAAAGAAGAGAAAAACAAGAAAAGGTTTTTTTGGATATTAGATTAAACGCAAAATACTTTAAACACAAATTTACATATAATAACAAATAATTGATTACTTGCTTCGCTAATAATTGGATTACTTGCATATTTTTTAAATATTTTAATAAAAATATAAAAATGATGAAGAATGAAGACGGTAAATTTAAGTATTTTAATCAATATATGATGTTTAATGTTTGTTATAATAGACCAATCATTAATATAGCTGCACATACTAGAATTATAATTAGAAGAGAAAAAGGTATGTGTGTCTAATATGCCATCGATAATACGATAAATATTATTTTTTTCATTTTTAATTGATATAAAATAATTAAATTTTTCTATATTAATAACATTTAAATTGATTATTTTGCGATCATTTTTTGGTTTAAAAATGAAAGGATACAATCCATCAAAATATTTGCCATTATAAAATAAGGTTTTATCAATAACATATGGTATAGAACATGATCGTCGAATGGTCTCAAATAAATCTTCGATGCTAGAATAAGTTGATTTTACGATTTGTTTATTTTTGGAAATATCAGTATATGTGATAAAAAGTCTTCCATTAATTATATCTAAAAAATTACTTGGCAGATGTTTAATATAAAATTTCCATGCTTTATTGAAAAAATTCATATTGTGATTTTTTTTAATATGTTTATAAAGAATATTACTAGTAAAATCGATATTTTCATCAAGTGATATATCTGTAAAATATAAAAATGCGGCGACTGATCCGATGCTGCATCCAGATAAACGTTTAACTTTAATCATATTTTTTTTTTCCATTTGTTTGATATAGTTTAAAAAGCCGAGTTGGTGACTGCCGTTGAAAAATCCACCTTCCAATACAATATCTACATTAGGAATAGACTTAGGTTTAAGAAGAGGGTCGATGTAAAGCTTATCGGCAAGCTTATCGACAAGATTATTAATATATTTTTGCAGCATGACTTATGTATTTATTATAATTAAATAATTATAATAAACGAATAAAACGAATAAAACGAATAAAACGAATAAACCAGCACTTGAGATCTTTGCAGTGAACGAATTAATGCATATATTACACCAATATACCCTACAGTTCCTACAGCAAAGTTTTCTAAGGATTGGATTTCTAAGGATTGGATTTCTAAGGATTGAATTTAAAAGGTATTAAATTGTTTCATTGTTTTGGATAATGAAATAAATAATAGACCGAATGAAATAGAAGTGAATAACAGACCATAAAGATTATAATTACCATCTCCATGACATAGCAAAGGTATATATTTAAAGAGTGTTTTTTTCATGATTGGTAGCTGAAATAAGAAATATAAAATAGAGATCAATAATGGGGTTTGTAGTTCATCATAAATAGTATCTAATGAATTTTTAACGTGTGTATCATTTTGATAAGAATTAATATATTCGGACGGGTCGCTGTCATTAATATAATCGGTATTAGTAGGAGGAGGGACGAAATTTGGCTTAATGTAGGCGTCTTGAGTGTGTGATTGAGTATTTTGAGGGATATCTCTGCTAGGAAGCATAGTTGCGCCGGCAACACTAGCTTGTTGTAAGCCATTGACAATTTGACTAATAGTGGATTGATCGAGAGATAAAGTATTAGTGTTAGAATTAGTGGTGTGTTCACTAGCAGTTACAGAAATATTATTTGCATTAGACCCCATGGGGTCAGTTGGCAAATCATTGATACTGGTTGTATTAATATCAGACATATATTATCTAAATAACCTTTGAAATCGAAATTTACGCAATTATACCAAAGGCTATTATTAATTATACCAAAGGCTATTATTAATTATGCTTATGCAAAAGGCAAAATTTCCTTTTTAGCATCACATTTAACAGCGGTTTTCTGTATTTTGTAGCATGCGTCGTCAAATTTATAAGTTTGATCATCGATTTCTTCGACGGGGGGGGCATTATAAGTCGTGCACTCAGATCCGATACATACTTGTCTAAATAAAGTAGCTAACCCGAACCCGAGTAATATTGACATAACATATCTACCAGTTACAGAGTGAACAAATTTGGATAGATGCATTATATTATAAATTAAGTATATATTTTATAATATAAAGAAATAAGACTGGTGAGTTATTCTTGTATGGGCACCGTTTTAATAGCGAGAGGATTAATAGGACATTGTCCTTCAGTTAGTTTAAATTGGTAACATTGGTCGACCTTATCTTTATATAAAATGTTTTTATAGTTGGAAGGAGACGGATATTTATATATAGTTTTAACGTCGGGTCCTAAAAAGAATATAAATATTATTCCAATAACAAAACTACTTAAAAAGACGGGTATAGATATATATTTAGATATCATTAATCTTTTATAAATAATAATGATATATTTAAATTTCCAATAATAAAACTTAAAATGAAGTAAATTTTACTGTATTTCCTATAATTGATGCTAATGCGTTCAAATATTGTCGATATACATTATCATCTACATTAGGAAATGCACGGTCTGTGATAGTTTTAGGTAAAACAGGACCGGGCTTAGGTAAAAATGATAATAAAAGAGTTGGTTTTTTATTTTCCTTATTTAATAATTTATTATAAAATACATTACCGAAGTCATATTCAGTTTCGCTAATTTGTTTAGGAGGTAACAAAAGACCATCGGGGTGCACAAATTCTCTTGCCGCCATGTAAGGAACTTTCTTAGCCTTTTTAAGTCTAGCGAATTCAACAAAATGATCCATAGTTTTTTTCATCCAAGCTTCGTCTTCTAATAGTGCGTATTTATACTCGGGTTTTAAAATATTCCAGATTTGTTGATATTCATTATTAATAATATCATTTGTGTTTTTCCATATAACTTGTCCACCTGGTTCAATGTGAGGCATAATATCATCTTCTAAGCCAGGCGATTCTGCTGGCACAAAAGGTTGATCTTCGACCATAGTTATGTCTTTGTCTTTGTCTTTGTCCAATCTTTGTGGTCCTTCATCTAAAACTTCATTTAAATCTTCTTCATCTACTTCCACTAATTCAATAGATGGTTTCAATTTGCGTGTCTTTTTATGTATTTGTTCTAAATTTTTTCTAGTTTTAACATCTTTAACATCTCTAACACCCTTTACGAATGATATTAATTCATCATTGCCATATAATGTAAATTCTAAATTTGAAAGACTATTTTGTTTCTGTATTAAAAAATTTAGATCACCTTTTTCATCACTGTCATTAAGATCTTTTTGCTTAATAAAATCAACATAACATACTTGATACTTAAGATTTCTAATAGTTGTAATTAATGGGATCATTTCTTCTACATAAAATTTCATAGCTTTGTTTAATACTTCTGTATTACCAGTTTGATCAAATGTCTTAATCATGTCTTTGAATGGAATTAAAAATTCATTGCCTAATTTATGTTCATTAGAGTTAATTAATTCTTTTTTAATAGGATTGTCATTTAATTGAATATTAATATCCAAAACGAACCCAGCTCCTTCTGTAATGGATTTTAATTCCGCAGCATTGACATTAAACTGGGCAATTGCCTTCTTTTGTTCAATGTATCCAAACATCATGTTATTTTTATCAATAATAATGCTATTTTTAATTACATTTATATCAGCGTCTGCGCTAAGTAATTCTTTGTTTAATTCATTGCGAAATGTATAATCGATATTAATATTTAATGGACATGGATCAGTTATATCGCCGCAAGTTGCAATAAATGTTCTAGAATATTCTTCAGGGTCTTTTTTGATTGAAAATATGCTTCCTACATTTCGTTTACAATTTATGCATTCGGGTTTAGGTAGTTTTTGATACTCTAGACGTTTTTCACGTTTACTTTTACTATTAGATCGTATTATAGGTTTTATATATTTTTCATGATAATTTACTTCATAATTTGATTTAAGTTTATAATATTCATTTAACGCTTCATTAATAGTTGGAGTTTCTTTGGATCTAATGCCGGGTTCAAAAGAGATTTCTTTAGGTAGCGAGATTTCTTTAGGTAGCGAGATTTCTTTAGGCCGTGATATTTCTATTGACCCAGAGTTAATATCCTTACTATTTTCTCTTGATTTGGACATTGGGTTTTCACTCATTATAATTTATGTTTATATATTTATTCTTTAACAAACCATTTCAAAATGTTATATGTTTAATACAACATGTTCAATGTTCATTATCCCAATGAGGTAATCCTGTTATTAGTTGTTGCTGTGCTCTAAGTTTTGCGGTTTGATAGTTTTTAATTTTAGATAATATATATTGTTTTTTTTCGGTTTCTTTTTGAAATATTTCTTCAGGTGTTAGTTTGCCTTTGTATTTATATAATAAAAGGATCCCTAAAATAATAAAAAATGCGATTGTTATTCCTATATTAAACATCATGTTATAGTATTTTTCTTTAAAACTATGACATTGTTTTAAAGTTTCATTTAAGAAGTATTTAACTCCGGGTTCAGTCAAAATAGGTTTAGCGTTGTTACTGTCAAAATTCATTTAATTAATCGCTTTATAAAAATTCATTTATAAAATCGCTAATAAATACCTTAAACCCCAAAAAAAATTATACTAATAATCTATATATGGATATCTCTAATTATTCGTTATTTTTATTTATAATAACAACATTATTATTTATATCATCTACTCCTATAATTGGAAAACCAGAGTTAAAATTGGTCCCGGATCCAAATAATCCTAATCTTATGACTTTAACAGATACAGATACTATAACTTATTACACTAATTGCATGTATAAAATGGGTTTATTTTTATTAATAGTGATATGTACTCAATTAGGTTTAAATATTGCATATTTAATTGATAAATGCAAAGGTTCGGCAGGGAAAAATGTTGGAGCTGCTATAATATATACATTGATACCGTGGTTACTAATTTTTGGAGTAATGATGGCTCTTATCACAGCATTTCCTGGATTTAAAAGTGTATTTTCAGATGTAATTGGTTATTTTGTTGTTGCTAAAAGTGCGAATAAGTTATTATCAGAGATTTTAAAAGATACAAATATTGATAATATCATACAAAATGAAAATACTACACCGGAATCCAAAAAGGATTTAGAATTTGCTGCGGAAGCAATTATGAAGATATGTGGAAATAAATCTATATTAATAAATCAGATGTTTCCGGATAACTTTATAAGTATTTGGGATAAGTTAAAACCTTTAATGAATGAGGGCGTATATGAAGCAGGGTATAAAATAGATCCGGTCACAAAAGTGTCTGATAACATACCAAGAAAACAACAATTGTTAGATCTTGTAATATATCGAGATAATGTTGGGGAGGCTTTCTGGTATGTATATACTGCTATTTTGGTGTCATCGATTGTGTATTATAATTTGGATACAAGAGGATGTGTTAAAGATGTGAATAGTATTAAGGCCGAGTATGATGAATATACAAAAGAACAGGAGGCAGTTGAAAAACAAGAAGATATAAATAATTCGACCGTGTATACGATTTCTTAAGGGACCTTGCCGTCTTCGCTAAAGCAGACCTTATGATCCCATGCTTTTAAGTAAACAAAATATGTAAACTTTAAAAAGGTTTCGTAAACTTATAAAAAATTGAAAAATAATATTAATACAAACGATTAAGTATTAATATTATAAAAGACCTTCTTTAAACAATAAATATAACAAAATGAACTATACAGAGTTATTTCCTTTACCTACAGACATAACAAATTTAATCCTGGAATTTTCCGGATACCATAAATTTAGACATGGGTTAATAAATGGCATATATGTAAGACAATTAGATGTAAATTGTTCACAAATTGTAGAATTGCATGAGCGGCTTTTAGCAAGACCTCAAATGAAAAAAGGTTTCGTTATTCTACATTTTAGCAAAGAAGCTAGTATAGCATTATTTCATCAAACTTATAGTTGTTACAATGAAAATAGAAGATTATAAATTTGTTAATGAATTTGTTAATGAATTTTGGGGTAAGCTAAATAGTATGATACAAATAAATATGATAAAATTCCTAAAATAATAGAAAATAGCCATATAGGCATAATTGTTTTATTTTTTGTTCCGATGCCGAAATCTCTTACGCTGCCATCTTGTTTATATAAACAAGTAGGTTTTGTCATGTGAACTGTTGCAAAAATGATAATAAATAATATTATAGCAGCAAGCGTTATATTATTTCTTATAAATGTTCTTAACATATAAATAATATATAATATAAACTTTTATAAAAAGTTTATTAATTAATCGTCAGATTCTTCATTATACGGATCGCCATTATCAAAATCTTCGCCAATATCAGCCATCTGCAATTCATCTTCATCCGCAAAATTTTGAGCATCCATGTCTTCTAGAGCGTCTTCTAAGTTTATATCCATATTTTCATCAATCGTTCCATTTTTTCTTAAACCATTTTGAATTTCGGCAATGCGTTGAGATACTTCTTTTTCGTGTTCATAGTTTTCGGGATCGTATTCTCTAATGCCTTTGGATAATCCAGTTGACCAAACTCCTAATTTATAAATTTTCAATACATTTTCAACCTCTCTTTGTTCGTCATCTAAATCTCTAAGCCTGTCGGTAAATGTGTATTTTTCAGCCTCTTTTAATTTAAATATAATATCATCAACTTTATCATAGGAAATATCAATATTCTTTTTAGATTGCATCATAATAGACAAATAAGTTGTTAATAATTTGGCAGTATCTTCTTGTAATTTGTCAACATTTCCTTCAATAAATATATCTTCGGTTTCAGCGAATTTTATTTGCTGTTCGACTAAAAAATCACTTGAATATAGTGAAGGATCGTCTGTTTTAACAGATTTAAGCATTTGAGAAGCCATAACAGGATCTTTTGTTAGATTAATATATTCTGTAAAAACTTGCAATATATAATATTCATAAAGAAGCGTCGTTGTTCGTTTATCAAAAACATTATATAGTTCTTGATCCGCAACTCTGGTGTTAGTTAGAACAGGTGTAACTTGAGACAATAAAAGAATACCTTTACATTTTTCTTGCACTTCAAGAACAACATTATTAATTGCTACATTGCCGTAAAATTTCTCTAATCCTTTCAAATAACTTTCGACATCATCTTTGAGATCTATTGTGTGACTTTGAGCAAATTTCCAATAGCTATGTGATGAAAATGAATGTATTTTTTTATTTAAAATCATGGTTGGAAATGTAGTTGAAAAAAGGGAAATAAAATTTTTATTGAAATTCACATAGTTATACATTGCATCATCTGAAATTTTAATATCATCATTTCTTCTATGAACATCGAATTGCCAAACAGATATTTTTTCAAGAAAGGCAGTTAGTTTTTTAAGGTCAGATCCGCTAATTTTAGCCTTGCGTTTAATAAAACTAATCAATTCTTTACGCATATTATCATTTGATTTAGCGAGATAATTTTTCAAGTGTTTCATATCTTCTGTATCCTCTTGAATTGACATATCAAATGTGTCTAAAAGCACATCTAGTTTCTGTCTTAAAGATTTTGATACAGTTTGTTCATCGTCGTCGTCCATTTTAACTAATAATTGTCTTAACAATTCAGAACAAGATGGTGTAGTATATGACAAAGAAATATGAATAATATTATGTCTACTAACAATTTGAAATAATCGTAAAAACATCTCCTTAGTGTAATGTCTTTCATCGCGTTTTAATTTGGCTATTTTTTCTTGAATACTATCTACCTTTGATAAATAGTTGGGTTTATCTACACAAATAGCGACCAAATCTTCTGTTAATGGAATAGATGATTGAAAATTACATAGGCTAATAAATGCTCGATAAATTATTTCATCACTAAAGTCATTTGAAATATCCGGAAACAATCGTTTAGTATTTACTTCACTTAACATGATGGCGCTTTCTGATAATTTATTACTACTACGTAGTAATGATGTTAGTTCTCTTACAATTTTATTATTAATATCAATATTAGGATTTTCTTTATTAAAATATTGTAATGCTGTTAATGCGCCGAGTTCTCCTTCATTGCAGCACGCATTAATCATAAAGGGTTGTCCTGTTGCCTTCATTAATAGATCTTTATTTTCAACAATTTTTTGTATATCTTCCTGTATAGCTAGAGAAAATTGTGTAATTTTAGATTGAATAACTAACAATTTGTCAAATTGATTTGAATTACCAGAAGTCAGATCAGATTTTAGTTCTTCTATAAATCCTTCACTAATATTTGCAAGCCCTTTAATATGAAATCTTTTTAAAGGTGGTAAAAAATTAGTCCAATGTGTTAACGAATGTTCAGAGGGTATGTCATTTTTATCTGGATTTAATAATAAATAATCAACCTTATCTGTGATTTTTTGACTAACTTCATTATTTACTACTAAATATTTTATTATAAATGACTTCAATGTTGCTGTCATTTTTTCTAGATTTGTTTTAGATATAGCGTTCCATGGTATAGTGTGTGGGTTTTTATATTTATGCGCAATACATACTAAGTAATTTAATCCAGAGTCGTCGCCTTCTCCTTCTAGAGGAAATCCACTAAATGATCGCACACATCCCGGAAATGTCTTTCTTGTTTTAACAGATGGGATACTAGTTTGTATTGCAATTAGTATCATGCCAAGAGACAAATATAACAATGTAGAACTGTAAACTAACATATATTCTGGCAACTTTTTCCCTTTTTTCGCAGCATCCTTTTCACGTTCTTTATAAGCAGCCTCTTTTTCAATTACTTTCACGTCGCTCATGAGCTCGGTAACAACTTTAATAATATAATCGTATGATTTATCAAGATTAATACCCATATTAGATGTAATAGAAACAATAATATTTGAAACTAATTGACCTTCGGGAGATAAACGATTTTCTTTTTTAGTTTTTCGTTCGTTGTGTTCATCAATAGAAGCATCATTCGCGTCTCTTTCCATAATGCTTCTATTAATATCTTTAAAGCCATCTTTAAATCCGTCGCTAACGTCAAAATCTATATGACGAATAACTTCTCCACTATGTTCATCAACCCATGCATCGCCGTTGTCACCAAGCTTACCGATTATTTTAATAAGTTGTTCCATATTAGCATTATATTTGTCGGGTTTTCTAACAAATGTTCTGGCAAGAAGAACTCTAAATGCGGGAATAAGTCTTGTGTCAGTTTCTTTACAATAAAACCACCATATATTTTCCATTTCTCCATCATTAATATTAGGTAGCTCAGGATTACCAGGTCTACAAAATTTGTTGGCAAATAAAACAATATCATTTTGTTGTTTAACAAAATCAGACTGTCCTACAATGAGATTACATATTTTCATATATGGGCTTACTTTTTGATCCAGTCCTTTTTCTGAAATAGAAAGACCGATCACATATTTTTGATTATTATATTTGTAAAATGCGTTAAGATTTACTTCTTGAAGTCGAACCATAATGTCTTCAAAATAAGAAAGATGTTTTTTGACATAAGTTGTTAGTTCATCTTTAGAAATTTGGTAATTTTTATCGAATTCTTTCATTACATCTTTTAATGCGGTGCTGACCATAGTTTCTCTTGAAACTGCCATGCTTTCACAAGCTTCTTCGGGTGTTTTTTTAGTGTTATAAATACAACTCGGATTAATATTACATAAAATATCTGTTTCTTGGATAAACCATTTGGGATCGACCTCTTCAGCTTTGGCCCATGTATTATTTTGTCTAATATAGTATTCTAATTCAGCTAGATTTTCTGCCACTTGTGGCTCGACTGAAATGATTGCATACTGTCCATCAATAACTTTTTTGGCTTGATTTACAAGTGTTTCTGCCAAATACATAGCGTCTCGTTCCACTTTTTTATATTTCTTTTTAAGTTGTTCTGTAATATATATTTCGAGTTCATCGGGGGTTAATGTGTCGCGTTCTTTTGCAAATTGCTGATTAATCATATCATAGTCAGTAGTGTCATATTCTCTGTCAAAATAAATAATTTTATCATTATCGTCCTCTAAATTTTGCCGGGTAAAATATTTTTTCGCAATAACATAAGATGTGCAGCTATCTTTTTCTAATGCTTTTTCTAGACTTGCCTTCATAGTATCTTTATCAGCATCAAATAAAGGATTTAATTCGGCTGGATACATGAGAGCTAAATTTGAAAATGCGACAGCAGTATTATATAAATTACCGTAATCAGTTAAAATCACTTTTTTTAAGAATTCGGATGATGAAGTATATAATACAGGAGAAAACATATAATTATATGCCTCGAAAACACTTGTTTTAATTGTTGGTTCATTATTAAGTGTTTCAAATATTGGGGATGATACAAGTTTAGGCGATTTTAAAGATTTTATTATGGAGAATGCTCTGCTATATTCAACAAATCTAGAATTATATTCTCTTATTTTGTCTTTTATAAATTTGTCAAGTTCTTTGTAATTCATGTAGGTAAGATCGTCTGAATAGATCATAAATGGTTCTAAATATGTGATTAAATTAGACATGGATAATTTACCTTTGATATATTTTTTAACGAGATTAAATAAGACGATAATTTTAGGAA